TCAATGCTTGTGCCTGATGTGCTGGCAACAGCAGTGCCAGAGGTAATCCCCAGCACCGCACCTGAGTTGATTGTTACGCTTGCTGAACCGTCGATGACTGTACTCATGCCCATGTCCCCACATTAATTGCTGAACCAGATGCGCCAATTGGTGCAATGCGAATGAAACTACCAGCCACTGTTGAATAAGCCCCACCCGGTGCGGCTGATAGCGTGTACTGCGGAATGAATGTGCCGCCAGCGTTGATTGATACTGTGCCTTTAAGGACAATTGAAGCAAACATAGTCGCAGCGGCTAAAGATTGCGTTAAAACTGTTGATGAGGCTGTCGTAACAGTTGCTATCGTTACATTTGCAGTTGTAAGTCCAATGGTTACAAATGAAGATGAACTAATATTTGCGTACATTGTGTAAAGAATGTTATTTAAAGTGGCTGTCCCACCAAACCCTAACGCAATAGTGTGCGAGGTTGCTCCAGCACTTTTACTTAAAGGCATGACAATTTCAAACTCATACACAGTGCTTGAAGACAGCGTAACACCAACACCAAATATGTTTTGTGCGCCAGTTGCATTTGCCCCAGCCAACGCAGAATCCAATCTGTAATACTGTTGAGTCGGAACAATGCCTCGCTGTGTGCCAATAGGTGTGCCTGTAAAGATCGGGCTGGAATACTCAATGTTGCCAGCGGCTGCTGTACCAATCAGCGTGTCAGAAGTTAAAGCAAGTATTGACATGATTATCCTTCGTACAGAATGTTGATAGTGCCAGCATCAAAGGTGTCTGTGCCGTTGACTGTGGTGATGCGTACTCGGTCTAGAGTTCCACTCAATGTGACATCACCGCCGCCTACACAAGTTGATGTTGTTGAATTTTTTAAAGCATGACTAGAAATCCAAATATTACTACCAAGTGATGTAATTGTCATGTTTCCACTATTTATGTTTGCCGCAGCAACTGCGTACATAAAAAAACCAGTTGTACCATTTGATGTTCCAACACCAGCGCCTAAAGATGAAGATGTAGAAATATAGCCGCTAGTTGTTACAGAACCTGAGCCAATTTGCACAAGTATTGCGCTAGTTCCGCTTGTACTCACACCTTGAAACATCACAGTGATACGCTTCACCCATGATGGCAAACCTGTGAAGTCAATTGAAGTGCCAGATGTACTCGCAACCGCTGTTGCCAATGTATTGACAGCACTTGTCGCAGTGGCGGCTTGAAGCGTCAGCGTATTTGTACCAGCAACAGCAGGGGCTGATACTGTGATAGCCCCGCTGGTGTCTCCTGAAATAATTACTGAGGACATTATTGAATCTCCTTATCAATCATAAAACCACCCACCTTGCACCGCTCGGAATAGTAACCGTTACCCCGCTGTTAATAGAAATTGGGCCAACACTGTGTGCATTGTTGGAAGAGCTGAGTGTGTAGTTTGTGGTCACAGTGAGCGTGTTCTCATAGAACACAGTATCAGCACCGCCACCAGTTGCACCACCACCGACTGAAGACCACACAGTGCCGTTGTAGCCTTCAAACTTGCCGAGTGTGGTGTTGTATCGGAGTTGACCGGCTGTCGGTGAGCCTGGCCGCTGTGCCGTAGTGCCTGACGCAATCTTGATGGCATCGGTTGCCGAGACAGTGAATGTGCCAGAGACAGACGCTGTGCCTGCCACCGCCAATGTCTTGCCTGCGCCAATGTTCAAGCCAACTGATGTGCCAGTGCCTGCGGCAGCGAAAACGGCATCAACAGCATCCAAATCGGTGTTGATTTTGCTTCCCCAAGTGTCAGTACTTGCACCAACTTCTGGCTTTGTCAGCAATAGGTTGCTTGTCGTGGTATCTGCCATTCTTAAATCCCCTTACGCGGCTTCTTGCCAAGTGATTGAATTGTCTGCTAAATCAGACCAGTTTTCTGAGGTGTCTGAAACTGGTGTCCAAGATTCCGAGGAATCAGGCACAACACCCCATCCATATCCAGTCATTGTGCCAACCGATCCAGCCGCGTCAACGCCACTGATCGACACCATGACAGACATACTGAAACCGATTGTGCCAACTTCGCCTGTACCTTCAACGCCTGTGATGTCTTGAAGTGTGAGAACCGCGCCGATCACCGTTCCAACAGCACCAGTGGCTGCATTGCCTGTGATGATCGGTGAAACAAATAGCGAGTTGACAGCGCCAGTGGCCGAATTGCCAGTGATGGCCACAGTCCTGTTGATGCCGACTGTGCCTACATTGCCGGTGGCAATCGTGCCATCTTCTTGAATTGATCGGCTGGCCAGCAGCGTACCAATGGCGAGATTCGCCTGATTGCCACTGATAACGACATTGCCTATGCCATAGACACCAAGTCCATAGTAGCCTGTTCCATAAGCAGCCATGCCGCTGCTCCTCGGTTAAGCCAACCGGATCAGGCCGGTGCTTGCGTCATTGACAGGCATGGTCAGCGTGAATGTGCCAGCAGTCACGGTCTGACTGCCAAATGTATGAACGCTAACCGCTTTGTCTGACTGACTTGAGTTATAGATCAACACGCAATCAAAGGCTGTGGATAAAGTGACCGCTGAATAGGTGATGCTGGCGCTTGGCGTGACAAACGCTGTCGTGCCACTGGTGCTCGGTGGCGTGCCAAATGTGACGGTGACACCACCTGCGGTATAGCCTGAACCCGAAACCTCTCCAGTGGTCGTATATGCGGTTGTAGAGGCATTGATGGTGGCACTGTCCAAGTACAAAGCCGCCTTGAAAGTGTCAGCGGCAGTTGATGCACGCACAACACCTGTGCCGAAATTGTGAATGCCGGTCAGCAAATCACCTTTGAAACTGGTACACATGGCCTGAGTGTTACTCATGGTCTATTCCTTATCCAATTGCTGCCGCAACGCCATCGGCTGCGACACTTTGTTTCAACACAACATGGACTGATCTGTGTACCAGTTCGTCATCCAAACGATATTCAACCCAACTGATGATCTCTTTGTCGTTCTCAATCGAACCCTCAGACTTGTGCAACAAGGACTCATCCATGTTGCCTTTGGTGGTGGTAATCATCATCCGAATGTCCTCGCCCTTGCCAAGATTGCGCCGCCAGAGGTTGAACCACGATCATCAGCAATCTGCAACTGCTCCAAACCAGCCGCATATAACGATGACCACACAGTGATTCTCGCATCGTCTTGCAAGTATGGCGCAGCCTGTAAAAGTGCGCCGTACAAATAAACATCAGGCGCTTGTGTCAGCAGCCAGTTTGTAGCAACAGTCGATGACAACTTTGTCAACTTTGCGTAATAGACCAGCTCTGCTGTGTATGCGCCATCAGGTATCGGCAACAGTCTGAATTGGTTGCCCACCACGCTGAAATACAGTGGCTTGCCGCTGGACAAGTAAGTGGTGTTCGACAATGAATCCATGGCATCAATCGTCTGAAATGTCAGATTGGTCACTGGATTGGTGTTGAGTTTGATGGCCTTGGCTTCCAAGAAATCATCAGGCACTGTGCCGTACTCAGCAGCCGCTGCAAAGGATGCAGTGGCACGCACAATCATCTGTCGTGTGCGTAGTTGTCTCTCAATCTGTGCCTCTGCCAGACTGATGAAGTCAGGAATAACTGAAGTCAGATCAGACCGATTAAGCCAATCGGCCAGCGATGTCTTCAATTCTGTGTAGGTGCTCAGTGCCATTTAGACTGCCTCTTTTTCGAGCTGTTCTTTCATCACCCAAGTGTGTTCATGTCGGAATTCAAATGTGCCAATGTGTCCGATTTCTTTCGAGACATCATGGTCAATATACACCTTGAAGCCCAGCTCCTGCGCCTTCTTGCAGAAGAAGACATCTTCGCCCATGTAGCCGCGAGTGCCGGTCTGCCACGGCATATCAAACCACGGCTCAGTCATTCCTTGGAACACTTCGCGCTTGATTAGCATCACGCCAGTGCCAACAGAGCCGACTTCCTCCAATCCGGTGGATTCAGGCATGGTGTAAACCTGTTGGCGCTTGCCGTTCTCATCGTAGTTCTGCGCTGTTGGACCTGTCGGCATTCTGCGTCTGGCGCAGTTGGCAGCCACGATGTCCACATCATGCGCCAGCAAACGGCCAATCATGTCTTGTGGGAAAGTCATGTCCGAGTCAATGAAAAGGATATGACTGCAACCTTCACGCATCGCGTCCAAACACAAATCAGCACGCTGGTTTTGAATCAGCGTGCCTTGCAGTATCTTGAGGCTCACAGCGTCAGTGGTGTTGAGCGTGTGATACGCCACCATATTGACCATGCAATAGGTGTAATTGGTGTGGACCATGTCACGCGCTGGCGTGCAGACTGCGATGTATTTCATACTTTTCCTGGTCTTACTCTGAAAAATTGATTGTCACTGTCGTTGAGCCAACGCTTCATATATTCAGGATCATCAATCTTGCCCTCGGCCTTCAACTGAAAGTAAATGGATTCAGGAATGCTGGCAACATGATGCCATTCACCCTTCCAGTTTGCTTTGTTGTCGATGGTGGCAAAGTCGCGCTTGTTGGCCTCAATGACAGCAGTCAAATCCTGAGTTGTCTGAATCGTTGCCTCATCAGTGTCCTCGTTGTAGTGCCAAGTGCGCGTGATCCCTTTTTCGGGGTTTGCATCAAAAAATCGTTTTTCCATATAAGTAAGGGGAGGATTTCTCCTCCCCTTATTCCTCTCAGTCGATTAAGAAGTAGACAAGTCAGCGCACAGGCCGTGAGCGTTTTCAGCCAAGACTTTATGGCCGAATTCGATCAACAACATACGCTTCTCAGCGTCACCTGTCTTCGCCAACTCTAATTGTTGGTAAGGACGCAGGACGGTCATCTTTGCGTACTCAGGATCAATGACCCAACCATCACGCTCGCGCTGGAAGCGGTTAGCGATAACGGCCACATTGCCAAAGTCGCTGACATAGATGTCAACTGCACCGATCAACACGGCAGGCTTTTCGCCACCGTTGATGTTGAAGCGTGAAGATGCAATGCCAGAGAAACCGGACACGCGCTGCTTGTTGACAGGACCAACCATCAGGATTTTTGGTGTGCCGCCTTGTGTCCATACTTTCTGAATCACATTCTTAAGAATGGTTTCAGTGAAAGTACGCACATTACCGTCACTACGCGCATTGTTTGGCAATGTGGTGTAGCTTGGGTCAGCGCCGTTGGTTTGCTTGTCGGTATTGGTCTTGACAAACGCGCCCAAAGAGGCAGTAGCGCGTGCTGTGGTGGTGTTACCAGCGGCAGCAACTGCACCATTCAAGAATGTGAATTCTTGGTCACGCTTCAACTCAGAGCCGCGCTTGGCGATCTGATAAGCCAACTCAGAACGCCGTCCTGCTTTGTTGACCACTTCTTCAGTGTTTGACAAGACGATGGTTTTGCGTGCGATCTGAGCGTAGTTGGTCAAACGAACAGTTGCGACAACTGCATCGAATGTGCCGACATCGTCACCTTCCAACTGAGCATTTGCGGCTGCATCTGCCAATGTGTCGGTCTGCCACTCAAACAAAGTATTTGTAATGGTTTCGCGGCCAATGTTGGATTGGTACGGTGTTTCTTCGGGAGCAATATTTGTAATCACATTGCTCAAGTCTTCACGGATACCCTTTGCAGAGTAGGTCGTGAATGTGTTTGCTACGATAGTCATGATGTTTCCTTATTTCAGAAGTTTGAAGATTGCATCAGCCGCGTCATCGACACGGCCAGTTTTTGCTAGACGCTGTTGTGCTCGCATCGCTTCTGTGTTGTTGGAGACTCGCCCTGCTGCGCCAGGCTTGGCAGGTCTTGGCCCATTGTTCGTCACTGGCTTGATCTGTCCACGCTTGGACATCATCTGGTCATACAGTGCCGCCTTACGCAGCAACACAACCGCCCTGTGATCCACAACATTCTTCAGTTCATCAGGTGAGAATCCGGCCTTCTGGCCAAATTGAACAAGCATCGCTTTCTCGGCTGCCGCCTTCTTTGGGTCTTTCCACTCAGGGATAGCCGCCGCCAAAGCCTCTTGTTCCTGTTGCAACATCTGATCGTGATATTGCCTCTGCTCTTGCTGTGACAACTCAGAGAGTCGCTGCTTTTCCGATTGGATGGCCGCGTTCTTCTCTTGGTTTTCACGCATCAACTCGCGCTGCCTTACCCATTCGATGGGGTCTTCCTGATAAAGACGATCCCAATCAATGTTTGGCTGCGCTGCCTGCTGAACCTGTGCCTCTAGAGCACCCAACAAATGAGCGTACTGCTCGCGCTCGGCACGCACTGCCTGCAACTCTGCCTCGGTCTGTTTCCTGACCTCCGCAATTTGCTGCGTTTTGCGTGTGTAATCCTGAGTCCTTGAATATCCCTTTTGGAGTTCCTCCAGCGTCACCTCGACTTCTTTACCGTCAACTTTGACGGTGAAGACTTGTGGCTGTTCTTCCTCCTCAGAATTCTCATCTTCTTCGGATTGTTCGGTATCAGTTTCGTCACCATCCGCGTCTGCATCGGTCAGCAACTCCTCATCTACCGCCGCGCCCTCATCGGGCAACTGCGCCTCGCTGCTCTCCTCTTGTCCCTCATCGGGGAGCATCCCAGCAAGTGCATTGGCTGCTTCAGCCATATTCATCGGACCTTGTACAACACTCGCCGCTGGCGTTGGTGCTACTGTTTGCATTGGTCTATTTC